ATGGATAAGGTCCAGCCGGTCAACTATTTCGCGGCCATTCCGGGACGAGCGAATCGGGACGAGCGGCTAACGGGGCTGCACTTCCGTGTGCTTGGCACAGTTGCGGGACATGATCGCATGGGCCGCAACGGACAGTGCTGTTGGGCTGGGCGTGACACGCTTGCCAGTCTTGTTGGTTGCCATCCGTCGCGCCTGTCCAGTGCCGTTTCTGACCTTATTGAGCTTGGTTACCTCGAAGAGCAGCGGCATGAGGATGACGCTCGCCGGAAGGGTTATCGCGTCGTCTATCTCGCTGAACAGGATGCAGCCGGAATCGGCTCTAAAGTGAAGGACGATAGGTTGCCAACACGCAACCTAAATCGGGGTGCCAATAGGTTGCCATCTGGCAACGTAAATGACGATGAGAATAGGTTGCCAACACGCAACGTATCTCAGTCAAATAGGTTGCCAAAAAGCAACGTAAATCAGGCAGATAGGTTGCGTAAAAGCAACTTAAAATCAACGCAAGACAGGGTAAAAGACGTTGTAAATCAATCTGTTAAAGTGGTTTCCGACAAACGGAATATATTAAGTAGAAACTTAAATATATCTAGCGAAGCTACGCAACGAGGGTTTGAAAAGCGCAATCAGCGCGAACAACAACGCGCCCAAAGTGCCCTTGCGAAAGCAATCGGAAATGATGGTTGGGAAGTGCTGGCCGCGATGGTGGAAACCGAGCGCGACAGGCTGATTGAACGCGTCCTTGACGGCGAGGACGAACGCGAGATTGCGCGCACATTGACCGCAGAAGCCCGATTGAGCGCGAACGCGCAGAGAGCGAGCGCAGCAAGGGGGGGCGGGTGAAAAGTCAAAACCGTCGCCGTTCCCAGACCCGCGCCCCCCTCACGCGGAGAGTTTTTTCTTGCCCGCATTAAATTTCCGGTAAATCGCCTTTTTTGAGGATTTTTCGAGTTATGAAAAGTAAAAGAGAAGTAAAAACAATGGGTTATGATTTCGGCGGTCCCGAAATCGATTATTTAATTCCCGGCAGGAGTGATTTGTTCTCGGGGATCGATATGGGGCGAAAGCCCACCGTCAAGCCAGCGTCTCGGTTTGCCGCGCCGACTGCCTGCGCTCGATGCGGCCAGTTGTTCGCCGCCGTTGTCCGGCAGGGTCGGCCAGAGCGATTTTGCAGCGATCCATGCCGCCAGTCCGAGGCGGTTGCGCAGCGTCGAGACTGGCAAGTCAACGCCCGCGCAGACCCGGAAGAACGTCCAACCCGCTGCCAGCAGTGCGGCGCGGCGCTCGCGGTCAAATCTGCGACCGCTGGCCGTTTCCGCCGCTTTTGCTCGCGGCGCTGCCTTAAGAAATCCCGCGAGCCGCCGCGAGGTCCGGACTTGCTCGATGTTGCCCGCACAGATCCGGAAAATTCAACCAGACAGGAGGCCGAAGGCCATGAAACCGAAGAAAACAACCGTTGAGAGCGAGCGCGAGGAACGCATGAAGGCGCTGTGTGACCAGATCGTGCACCGTGCGGCTCGCATGATGGTCGAGGAAGTTGGCGCGTCGATGAGCGTGATGCTCGACAGGATGCTGACTTTCTCGGCTGCGCAGGCCTGTAGCGTCGATGGATCGGCCAATACAGCCGCCGCTTTTCGCATGTTTGCGGATCGCATCGAGGCGGGGCTTTTCCACAGAGTTACGGGCGAAAATGTTGATCACGGGTCGAAGCATTGACGAATTGGGGGAATCGCGCCTATGTTTTGTGCAGTTCGATTGAGAGCGTCACCGGCTGGACTGGGGCGCAAGCCGACGAACAACCTTCGGCAGTATCGGCCACCAAACCGAGCGCGAAGCACATGACGGGTCAACAGGCCCGGTGTTTTGACGTTTCCAATGGTGGTACTATGCCTAAAATCCTTACAAAATCGGGCCGCGATGTCCGCCTTTCGGTTCCTTTGGAACTGAAATTCGCCGGTTCGGACACGGCAGGCCGCATTCGCGGTTATGCTAGCGTGTTCGGTGGACCGCCTGACGCCTACGGCGATATCATCGTCAAGGGCGCGTTCACGCGGACGATTTCCGAGCATTCCAAGCAATCAAGTATGCCCGCAATGCTCTGGGCGCACGATCCTTCGTCGCTGATCGGTCGCTGGCTGGACATGTTCGAAGATGATCGCGGTCTGCATGTCGTGGGTGAGCTTAATCTCGACACGACAGGCGGCAGGGATGCGCATGCGCATCTCAAAAACGGCGATGTGAACGGGCTTTCGATAGGCTTTGCAATCGGCCCGCAGGGTTCGCAGATGCAAAAAGGCTCGCGTTACATCACCGACATAGACCTTGTCGAAGTGTCCGTTGTGGCGTTCCCCGCAAATTCCCGGTCGCGTGTCAGCGCCGTGAAATCTCTCCAATCAAAATCTGATCTGATTGAGCTACTGCGCGAGGGCGGCTTGCCCAAGGCCGCAGCGGCTCGAATTGCGGCTGGCGGATGGTCTGCCATGTCCAATGAAGATCAATCCGAGAAAGCAATCGCCCTGGCTAATCAGCTGAAGCGCGCCACGGCTCAACTTAGGAAAAAGTCATGACCAAGCATATCACTCTCACGGCGAGCGCCGCCGCTCTTCTCGCCGCAGGCGTTCCGCTTGAGCGCAAAGACGCTGATCCGATGGACGTTGTCCTACGCGAGGTCAAAAACCTCACGACTGCAGTATCTGACCGCCTCGACAAGCTGGAAGAAGGTCAGGAGAAGATCGAGCTCAAGTCCGAAGAAAACAGCGTGTTTATTCGTGACCTTGAGCAGAAGAACGCGAGCCGCAGATATGTCGGTGGCGGTGGCGGCACCGACATGACGCCGGGACAACAGATTACATCGCAGCGCGATGAGTTGGCATCGCTCGAAAGCAAGAGCGGCAAGGTGAAGCTGGAAGTAAAGGACTTTATCGGCTCTGATATTGCTTCGGCGGGCGCGCTTGTGTCGCCTGATCGCGATAGCAATATCGTCATGCTGCCCAAGCGCCGTCTGACAATTCGCAACCTTCTCGGCAAGGGCCGCACTTCATCGAATTCTGTAGAGTTCATGAAGCAGACCGGCTTTGTCAATGCGGCGGCTGTCGTTGCGGAAGGGACCAAAAAGCCCCAGTCGAATATTACATTCGATCTGGTTGACGCCAAAGTGCGTGTTATCGCTCACTGGGTAAAGGCTTCGCGCCAGATCCTCGATGATGCTCCCCAGATGGAAACCCTCATTGATGGCGAATTGCGTTATGGCGTGGCTCTGACGGAAGAAAACCAGCTTTTGCTTGGTGACGGCACCGGCCAGAACCTTCATGGCCTTGTTCCGCAGGCGACCGCCTATGAAGTTGCGCGCAACGTTGCAGGTGACACGCGTTTCGATACCTTGCTCCATGCGATTGAACAGGCGGAAGTTGCCGAGCTTCCCGCGAGCGGCATCATTCTCAATACCTCTGACTGGTATGCGATGCTCGGTATCAAGGATGGCGACGGCAACTATATTTCGGGTGGCCCGCTCGCCAATGTGCCGGAACGTATCTGGCGTCTGCCTATCGTCTGGACCAACGCCATGTCGAAAGGCGAGTTTCTTGTCGGTGCGTTCGAAACCGCCGCAACGCTCTACGACCGTGAACAGACGACAGTCGAGTTCGGCTATGAAAACGACGACTTCACAAAAAATCTGGTCACTGTGCTTGCTGAAGAACGGCTCGCATTGGCCGTGAAGCGTCCGGAAGCAATCATTTACGGCAGCTTTCCCACGACAGGCGGTTAACCCGTGAGGCTACCGGAGTAATCCGGCACGGGTTCGGGCGGCGGGTTTCCAGAGTTCCCGCCGCCCATTTTGAGATTTGCGAGCGCTCCTTTGAGGCCGATTTAGCCAGGCCAACAACGAAAGCCGATCTCCCGGCGCTCGCAATATTGGACAGGTGAAAGACGGGTCAAGATCGGCAGGGCTATGGGGCGCGACATGTATCGAATACGCGCCCCACTATTCACTCTCACAGATATCAGCGCTGTTGCGCGACAACGAACACAGGACTGAGTTTCATGGAAACTGAACACTACGCGCTATTTGAAGCGCCTTTTGGCGACGGAAATCACAAGTTCTGCATGGGATGGAAGGAGGCCGAAATCTTCGAGGAAGAGAATAACATCAGCCTTTATGGGTTGTTGCGATTCATGATTACATCGGGGTCTTGCGAGATAAAATATGTCCGCAGTGTAATTCGCTTGGCGCTGATTGGTGCGCAAATGCCGTCGGCGGAAGCTATACGGCTAATCAACAGCTATGTGATCGATCGTCCGATAGCTGAGTTTTTCCCTCTCGTCTTACGAATTCTCGAAATGGCATTCTTTGGCGCTGAAGGCGAGAAGGATGGCTAACGACAACGGCGTTGCGCGGTTTGAGCGCCGACTAAAGGCGGTCATGAAGGCTGCGCGGGCCGCAGCCATACCTGCGTTGGAGGAAAGCGCAGGGGAAATCGTCACCCTGATGAAAAACCTCGTACCCGTCGATGAAGGCGACTTGCGGGATAGCATCGGGTGGACTTGGGGAAATGCACCGAAATATTCCATGCGCTTGGGCCGGGTTAAGTCTCCAGATAGTAATCTGACGATTACGATTTACGCAGGAAATTCCAAGGTTCGATATGCTCACTTTATCGAATTTGGAACAAGGCCGCATATTCTCGGCGGCATGTTTGAAGGTGCGCAACACCCCGGATATGTCGCACACCCATTTTTCTACCCCGCTTACCGTTCTAATCGAAAACGCGCTGCGCGTCGTACGACGCGCGCCATGCGAAAGGCTGTAAAGGAAGCTTGGAATGGCAACTGATCGTGAAGGGTTGTTAGTCACTCTTGAAGCGAGGACCGCGAAGCTTGAGCGCGACATGGCGCGTGGGCGCGGTATCGTGCGTAAAAGAATGTCGGACATGGAGCGCGATGTTCAGCGAAGCGCGAACCGTATAGATGCGGCGATGTCAAAGCTGGGTGGCGGTGCCGGTATGCTTGCGCGTGGCCTTTTTGCCGGCGTCTCGCTCGCTGGAGCGCAACAGCTTATGGATGCATCCACGCGCATCACTAATGCACTGAAAGTCGCCGGTCTCGAAGGGGATGAGCTTAAAAAGGTCTATGATTCCCTGTTTCAATCTGCGCAGCGTAATGCGGCGCCAATGGAGGCGCTTGTTACACTTTATGGACGTGCCAGCCTTGTTCAGAAGGAATTGAATGTCAGCACGGCTGAACTGCTGAACTTTACCGACAAAGTGGCTGTTGCACTTCGCGTAAGCGGTCAATCAGCAGCCGAATCCAGTGGTGCCTTGCTCCAGCTTTCACAGGCTCTCGGATCCGGCATTGTCCGGGCAGAGGAATTTAACAGTGTTCTGGAAGGCGCTCTCCCTATCGCTCAAGCCGCCGCGGCCGGATTGAAAGAGGCGGGCGGTTCGGTTGCGAAATTTCGCCAGCTTGTCGTTGATGGCAAGATTTCCTCAGAAGCCTTCTTCAAGGCATTCGAGGCTGGATCGGTCATTCTGGAAGATAAAGTTGCGAATGCTGAAATGACCGTTTCTCAGGGTTTCGTGCGGCTCCAGAATGTTCTAATTGATGCTGCTGGCAAGTTCGATGGCGTGTCAGGCGCAAGCCGCCGCACAGGCGCGGCTCTGGAGTTCATGTCTGGCATTGTCGAAGGTGTTGGCAATGCGGTTCGGAATTTTGCTGATAGTGACCTCGGACGACTGGCCGACCAGCTTTACAACATCATGAACCCGATTGACCAGTTGACGCAAAAGCTTGGTGGCCTGAAAAATCTGCCTCTGATCATTCGCACGATTAACGAGAGCATGTTCAAGGTGGCATCAGGCGAGCCGATCAACACCCCGAAGGCTGCACCTGATATCAAACGCATTGCCCGTGAGGCTTTGGGATCTGCTGGCAAGGCTGGCCGCGTCGGCAAGGCCGACAAGCCTGTAATGACTGCAGAACAAATATCTGACCGTATCAATGAAGCTTTTGCATCCGGGGTGAAAGCTGTTTCGATTGATGATTACCCAGTTACAGGAGGCAAGGCTAAAGGTAAGAAAAGCCGGTCGAGCGGCTCCAAGACAGTGCAGAAGTCCACAGAGCAAAAGATTGATAGTGACATTCAGGCTATCCGTGATCGCACTGACGCAATGCGCCTGGAGGCTGAGCTTGTTGGAAAGTCTGTCTTCGAACAGGAGAGGCGGCGCGTTGCCATCGATCTGGAACAGGCCGCACTCGCAAAGCTGCGCGATGAAGCGATAAAGAAGGGACAGACTGACCTTTCCAATATCAAGATTTCCAGCGAGCAGCGCGCCCAGATTGACGAAGTGTCGGCGGCGTATGCGCGTCAGGCAGAAGAGCTGCGCAAGGTGGAGGACACTCAGCAGCGAGCCGATCAGGCAGCCAATGATTTTTATGAGACCTTCAAGTCATCCTCACTGGATGCCATTACCGGCGCAAACAGCCTTGCTGACGCCTTGGAGAATATTTTGAAGAAGCTGGCCGACCTCGCGCTGAGTTCAGCGTTTGATTCTCTCTTCAAGCCCGCGTCAGGCGGTGTTGGTGGCGGCGCGTTTGGTAATATCTTCAGTTCCATTGGTAATTTCATCACCGGAAAATATGCCAACGGCACGAATTATGCTCGCGGCGGTCTGTCATTGGTCGGTGAACGCGGTCCAGAATTGGTCAATCTGCCACGCGGCGCTCAGGTCATCCCAAATCACAAGCTTATGGCTCCTGTCATACCGAGCACTGCCAGCATAGGCGGGACCATAAACAACAATATGAATAATGCGCCAACCATCAACGTCAATGTTAACGGCGGCGGACTGAGCAAAGATGAGGTGCGCGTGATGGTGCAGGGCGGCGTGAAGCAGGGAATTGACTCTTGGCGGAAATCGAAAAGCTTTGCTCTTGATGTAGCTGGCGGCTTGAAGCAGGGAAATCCGCGAGGTTATCTTAAGTGAAGCCTGCAAAAGCTGCAAATCGGCAGTCTATGACGACGAAGCAGGCTGCGAATGCGTTCGCGGTCGGTGAGCGTTCTGTCTACAAGGCAAAAATCGTTAGACGCGCTCGGCCCGATCTGGCCGAGCAGATCGCATCTGGTGATTTGTCGCTTGATGCGGCTCACAAGATCGTCACTGATCAGAAAGCGCCCAGCGGGTGGGATAAGCTCTGGTCGGCATGGCAAGCGGCCAGCGTCGAAGATAAGGCGCGGCTTGTGGTATTCATTCAGGATATGATGGAAGAGCAGTAGACCCGCAAATTGCTGGTCTGGATATTCAGGCGGGTAGACGGTTGTCTATCCGCCTCATTTTTGGTCGCAAAAATTATCATGCTGTTTCAAGTGGACAAGTTGGCCACTTGATCGGGCTAGTCGTTTGAATCTTCGTGTTTGTCTTCTGCCTTGGAGTGCTTTCTGGGTTGGCTTTGAAGCTGTGGATCATCTTTCCAGTTTGGGTTCGTCTTTTTTACATATTGTTCCAGCAGCACCAAACGGTCCACAATTGTATTTAGTGTTTCGCGGGTCATTTGAGGGAAGTCGTAAGGATCTCTGAAAGAAGCCAGTAGGCGTTCAATAATTTCAGAATTCATAGAGCGTCCATTGTGATCAGCGTGTTTTTTGATGCGGTCTCGTAAGCCTTCTGGAAACCTCACAACAAACTGATCAGACCCACGACTGGAAACGGGTTTAGCCATTCAAACATTTCCCTGTTTAATGATAATATCAAAAGCATACTACGCCCCCTTGACGCAATGATATGTTCGACATACTAATATGCTTAGCATATCATTAAGGAGGTTCATTTGTGTTCGAACGACAAGATGTTCAACTTCCCTCTTCGCCTTCCATCGGATGTCAAGGCGTTTATTGAGGCGGAGGCGCGTGAAAACACTAGTTCTCAAAATTCGGAGATAGTTCGGGCGATCCGCGCGGCCATGAAATCAAAAGGTATAACTTCAACCCTAGAAACGCAAAAAGCCGACGCAGCGGCGTAGGAACCCGCGTCGGCTTTTCCAACCTTTAGGAAAGGTCATTTAATGCAAGCGCAATCTACAACAAAGAATGCGGCGGGCACAAGCCCTGTTTCATGCGATATTCATATCCCCGAAGAATGGGTCTCGGCAGTCGAGCAAGTAGATACCGCCTCTGAGCTCATTTGGTGCGCCATGACGATTATGGAAGCACTTATCTCTGATGGGCAAGCTGGCAATCAAGTTCTGTTTCTCATGGAAGCGGCGAATAAGAACCATCGCCCAGTTCGTCAGGCTCTGGCCAATGGCGAGATTTGCCGGATCGGCGGTGCCGCATGATCAAGCAAGAGCTAATGGATCGAGCAATTGACGAATCCTATGACGCGCTCGCCCTCATCGAAGTAGCCGTAGTTGCGCTTGGTGCTCTCGAATTAGACATGAGCGCCCCCCACAATGGAACGGTATCGAGTATTCAGAAGGCGCTGCGGATTTCTTACCGGAAGCTCGAAGTTTCTCACGATGCGTTAGAGCACGTTGTTTCTGAGGGCTTCATGTCTCAGGGAGTTGCCAGTCATGGCTAAACATAAATCCTCTTTGAAGCAGAACGACGAAATCCACCTCGGCTCCCGCCCGCCGTCTTACGTTTCCAGAGCGCGATTAGCCGTTGAATTGGATATCGGTGAATCGACCGTGGACGATTATGTCCGCCGTGGTTTGCTGCCTCGGCCTGTTAGAATTGGTGGCGCGGTGCGTTGGAGCTGGTCGCAGGTGCAGGCTTTGCTTGAGGCTGACACGTCATACGGCGTGCAAATCGATCCATTTATGGAAGGTGTCAAAAATGTCGCGCAAACCTCGTAAGTCAGCAATCGTGTCACTGCCAAAGGGTGTTCATCGCGTTGTCTCTCGCGGACGCGAGTATTTCTATTATCAGCTTGGTCGAGGCACAAGCCACGTTGGCGAGCGGGTGAAGCTTCCCAACGACCCTCACTCACCCGAATTTTGGATAGCTGTTCGGCAGGCACAAGGTATTATTGGTCCTGTAGTTGATGGCACAATGGGTGCACTGATCGACGCTTATCAGGAAGCCTGGCCGGGGCTTCCGCGTAAGTTGGCCGATAGTACCTTAGAGCAATATCGCCGTCAGTTGCGCATCGTCCGCAAGGTCTGGGGTGATCTGCAAGCCGATGCTCTCCGACCTTCTCATGTGCAAGCACTTGTCGAAAAAATAGGCGCAAAAACTCCTGGCGCGGCCAACAATCTCCTCGATGCGTTGCGGGCTATGTGCCGGTGGGCCAGCGGCCCGCGAGAACTGCTTAGCCGTGATCCTACGCAAGGTGTCGCTCATTTCCAGCAGGGGGAGGGTCATAGGCCTTGGACGCCGGAACAACTCGCCTTTGCAGACGAACACTTCGCCGGAATGCTCAGACGGGCGTATGTGCTGGCGCGGTATACGGGGCAAAGAATCAGCGATGTTGTAAGGCTCGGTTGGACCGATATTGATGACGGCGGCTTTAGTCTTCCACAGAAAAAGACCGGCGTTCGGCCATGGTGCCCGATCTTTCCAGAGCTTGAGGCCGAAATGGCGAAGTGGGAGAAGCGACCGGGGCCATTCCTGTATCAGGACAACGGCAAGCCCTTCACTACCAATCTTATGTGGAAATGGCTCAACGACGCCAGAAAAGACCAGCCTGCTATTGATGACGTTGTTTGGCACGGTTTGCGCGCCAACGCGGTCATCAGGTTACGGCAAGCCGGTTTCAGCGTTCCACAGATTTGTGATGCTGTCGGAATGAGTCCTCAAATGGTCGAGCGATATAGCCGTTATGCGGATCGTAAGATGGGTGGAAAAGCCATTTTGATGGACTTCCAGAAACGTAAACAGAACGAAACTGTAAAACGTTTGAAAACTGGAAAACAAAAATGA